ACCGGGCAACCCGTCCGCACCCGCCGGCCCGCTGCCCGCATTCGCCAGCAAGGCCCACCGCGCCACATCGGGCGGCGCATTGCCGGTGCTGCTCGCGACAATCAACTGATAGGACGAACCCGAGAAGATAACGCTATCGCCGCGCACATAGGTCGTGCCGGCTGCATAGGTGCCGCGCGGGACGTTGCGGGTCGAGCCAGCCTCACCGGGGCGCAGTTCCTCAACAGAGGTCACGCCATCGGAGTAGATCGTATTTGCCGCGCTGGTGTTGATCGCGGCCGTGTCGTCCAGTTCCTCGGCAGTGGGGAAGGTGAACGATGTCGGCTCGGTGCCAAGCGTCCCCAAAGCATCGACGTGCTTGGTGTCGTTTTCGGTCTCGAAAGTGCAGTTGACCACGCCCGAGGAGAGTTCGATCGAGCGCGAGCGCATCACGACTTTGATCGAAGAGCCAGTGGGCGAAAGGTCGGAGGAAAGCGTGAAGCAGTCGCCGGGATCATAGCCGCGGAAATGCGGCTTCAGAGGAAGGCTGATCGGCCCCAATTCGCGGCGCTGATACAACTCATAGACCGCCAGCTCGGCCGCCTGATCCTTGTCGGTAACAAGGTCATACTGGATTTCGTCGCGCTTGATTTCGCCGTCCTCGGTGACAAAATCTGTCACGGTCACCGCTTCGCTTTGCACGAACTCCCACTGGTGATTGGCTGAGCGATAGCGCGGCACGATCGTGTTATGCCGCTCTTTCCAGCCACGCCCCAGGCTGTCGCGCAAGGGCCCGCTGCCGAGATCGTCCCGGGTAATCGTGGCCAGCGCAGTGCGCGGCGCCTGATAATCGAACCGCAGCACCCCGCCAACCAGCACCGGCTGCGCGCCGCCGGCCTGACAGATCCGCTTCAGGTTTTCCCACTTGTTCCCCGGCTCGTAGATCGTGCCGTCGCAATTCCAGCCATTCGCATCGCAGACGTTCGCCCACGCAACCGCGCTGGAAATGTCAATCGAGGCCGCGCCCAGATCAACGCCGAACACCTTCACGCCGTTGACATAGCGGCCGTAGGAATAGGTCAGCGCGTGAAGGGCAGGGTTGCGCGAATACGTCCAGGTCGCTTCGTTATTGATGCGGTGCGCGCCCGATCCGCCGGGATAGGTGCTGTCGAGCCGCGGATCATAAACCTTCACCCCGCGAACGATTTCGCCAAGGATCGGCAACTGCCCGCCAGCGAACCGCTTGCCCTTCTTCGACCACTTGAAACTATGGCCAACCGCGCAAAAGCCCGAGAGCTTGAAAGACGTACCCCAGCGCGGCGTGCCGGAGAATTGCGGGGTCAGCGCATCGCTCTCCGGCCGCGCGCCCAGCTGGGTGTCGCGCCACCAGTAATCGTTGTAGTATCCAACCGCCGCCGATCCAGAGAATGACACGGTGGCGAAGTTGGCCTGCGTGCTCTCGATCGCATCGACCGGCCCCGCGCAAGAATGGACAACCGCGACGAAGCGATACGGATTGTCAACATCGCTGACCTCGCCGCCATAGCCGACATCGTGAACCTGAACGCCGCCGCTGTAACTTCGCCCCATCAGATAGGGCAGGGGGTTGTTCGCACCGATGATGCGCTCGGTGATCTGGCCTCGAGCCACGGGAGGCTTCGCGACAGCCTGCGCGCCGACGCTGCTGACAACCGCCACCGCAGAGGCAATCGCCGCGACGCCTTGCCCTCCGGGAATGAAGGCCGCGATGGTGGCGACAACGCCCGCGACCTGCCCGACGACGCGCAGAACCTTAGCCATGCTAGAGCCTCCACGCGGCAATTGCCGCCGTCTGCGCCGACTTAATCACCGCCAGCCCGTCCGGCTTGTCAGGGTGCCATCCGAACAGGTTGCCGCGCCCGTCTGCGATGCACACGGCGGCCAAGGTGTCATCCCGCTCGCCTTCGTCATTCTCACCGGGGAGCAAAACCAGATCGCCTACGCGCGCGAAAGCTGGGGCGGGGTGGCGCTCGAACCACTTGTCGAGCAATTCCCCCGTGCTGCTCACGCCTTGCCGCTTCAGCGCCTTCATCGCGCCCACAGCCGTCTTGAACGCCGGCACCTTGGGAACGTCATGGCCCATCGCCACCGCTTGCGCGCGGGCGAGGACAATGCAATTCGCGCCGTTCCACGAAAACGGCTTGTCGCGCAGCAGCCCGATCACGCTGTCGGTGACAGCGCCGCGCAAGGCCAGTTCAACCTTCATCGCTGAAACTGCTCGAACAGGTTGTCCAATCCACCACCACCGCCGCCGCTTCCGCCACCGAAAGTGCCAGAGGGCGCAGAGGCAACGCCCCAGGCAATCGGCTGCACCGTGTCGGTGCAATTGTTGAAGCCGTTTTCGCCAACCCAGACGCTCTTATGATGGCGCTCAGAGCAGACATTGCCTTCGTTCACCAGGAACAGCTTTTCAGCGCGCCCGATCAGGCCAAGCTCGAGCGTTACCGAACCATCAGCGCCAATCACGCGGTCGATCGTATCGACCAGCATGTCCGCCATGAGTTCGGCGCTGATCACCGTCTTGCCGTCTGTGTCCAGCTCGCCCAGCCAGAAGCGCACGCGGCTGTTGCGGAGGTTCGGGTTGAACCAACCCGTTGCCCCCGGTGCGGGGATTAGCGCTAGCGTGCCGCTTTCTGCCATGTCTCCAAATGCCGCGGCAAATTCATCAGGTTCGGCCAGCGTGCCGAAGATCGGATGCGCGTTTTCGTAACGCTCGCTGGCAAAGTCGCAAAAGCCGCCATCGCACAGGCGCACAGCACCGCTCGGCGGCTCGAACTTGACCAGGCCGATGATCGTGACAACCGGATCAAGCGCGCTCATCGGGCTTCCTCGATGGTAAAGCTGAATCCCCGCGTCAGCCGGTCAACGTCAATTCCCCAAGCGGGCAAACCGACAATCAGCCCTTCAATCTCGGGCGTTGCGAGGTTTACCGGATCATTGTTAGCGTGCGCGACGCGCAGTGGGGTGGTCAGCGTCAAGCTCAGCGCTCCGCCGCCCGACGCCGTGGCATCCGCCGCGATCTGGTAAAGATAGCGCGCCCCGCCGGTCGTCACCGAAGCCCATTGCCCGATGCGCGCGATATAGCCGGGGGTTGCCCCATTACAGACCAGCGAAGGGCCAGCCTGCCCGGCGCCATTGACCAGCACCGTCCCCGGCGCGCCTATCACGAAATCGGGTTGGACAATTGCCAGGCGCACGCCGTTTTGCAGTGCGGCGGTCAGGCCAGCAGACCAGTTGCGCGCCTGCAGCGCCGTCAGCGGCGGCATCGTAACATTGACCGACCAGCGATTGCCAAGCCGGTTGATGCGCTGCGTTGCCCCGCCAAGCGCGCCCTTTTGCGTGTTGCCAAAGTCGAGAAGCTGCCACGCGAGGGCAAGCGGGCTGGGGGTGGTCGGCAAAACAATCGCGGCCATCAGGCAAGCCTCCGCGACTGCATCCGCTGGATGCGGCCAACCGCATCCGCTGATGCCGCAGCGCCCACAGCCGGGGCCATCCGCGCAAAGCGGTTATCGACAAAGGCGGTCAGGTTGCCGGTGGCCGGATCAACGCCAACCGTGACGTTGATGTTCGCGCCGCCGCCGAAGCCACCCTTGGTGTGATCAGTGACAGTCTCGCGCGGGTGAAGCATGGCGAGAAACCCGCCCTTGCCGTCCAGCCCGCCAGCGCGTGCGCCCATGCCGGTGAAGCCGCCGCCGTTAAAAGAGCGCGGGGCATTGATACGCGAGGCCAAGCCCTGGCCGAAGATGCCGCTGCTCCCCAGCTGGGTGAAAATATCCAGCACACCGCCAAGGATGCCGAGGAAATCGCCCGATCTGATGCTATTGGTGAGGCCCTGAAGCGCGCCGGTAATGCGCTGCGACATCTGGGCGAAGTTGTCCGCCACGGCGACCGTCTGCACCTTGGTTTTGCCGCTCAGCTCGTCGAGGCTTTGGTTGACGATGTCCGCGCTTGCCGCGACCCGCTTGGCCGCGTCGAGCGGGCCTTCATTGGTCACGCCAGAAACATCGCGCTCGCCGCTTACACCCAGAATGCGCAGCCGCCCTTGCTGGCGGATCTGTTCGGTGATCTTGCCCTGCGCCGCCGCCTGATCCAGCAGCGCCAGCTCGGCCATTTTCGAGCGCGTCCCCAATTCGGGGAACAGCCGCTCGACCAGGTCGCGCACCTCATCGCGCAGTGGCCTGATCGCCGCGCTCGCCGCGCGCGCCCCGCCGCCCAGCGACCGGCCAAGCCTGTCGCCCGAGCCCGCAGCCGAGGCACCAAGCGATGCAAGCGATCGGGTTGCGCCCTCGGACTGGGCCGTCAGCCCGCGCAGCGCATTGGCTGCGGGGTTATCGCCGACCATCCCACCGCCGCGCGCGCCGCCAATAATCCCGAAGCCGCGCAACAGGTGGAGCGCGGTCTGCAGCGGGTTGATGATGAAATTGATCGCCCTTGCGATGGCGCCGAAGCGCTCTTCGACCCAAGAGGCGACAGAAGCCACGCGCACGCCGAGATCAATCACCGCCGAGATAAAGTCGCCGATGCGGTTCGCGTTTTCGAGAATTTCGGCGCGATTGGCCAGCAGCCATTCGCTGAAACGGAACAGGCTGGGGAGCAGCGCCTCGCCGATCACGTCGCCGATCTGGCCGAGGATAACCTGAAAAGCGCGATAGGGCGAGGCATCCGCCGCCGCAGCCGCCGCGCCGCTGAATTGGCGCTCCAGTTCCGCCAGGATCAGGCTTTGCGCGCCGGCCACATCGCCAGCTTCGACCATCGCCGCGATCTGCTGCTTCTGCTGCTCGGTAAACTGCACACCAACGCGGGTCAGCGCTGTGATCCCCTTGATCGGATCATTCAACGCCTTGCCCAGGGCAATCGCCGCCGCTTGCGGCTCGCCGCCGAGGCGGGTCGCCATGTCAATCGCTGCCTGCTGCGCGCGGTCAAACTGCTCACCAGCAATATTGCCAAAGGTCAGCAGGTTGGCGGTCACCTGCTTGAGGATCACATCAGCATCAAACAGCGAGCGCAATTCCATCGCGTCGGCTGCGGCGACAAGCTGCTCGGCCGTCCGGCCTGCCGCGCCGCCCATGCTGGCAAGCGCCGCTTCAACCTGCGCCACCGCCTGGCGCTGCGCAACTGCGCCTTCGACTGCCGCCTTGCCGATCGAGACGAATGCCGCGCTCAGAGACGCGGCCAGGCCGATCCCAACAGCCTTCATGTGCGCCGACATCTTGTCCATGCCGGACTGCGCCTGCTTTGTGCCCCTGATGAACTCGGCGCTATCAAGCCCAAGATTCACGCGGAGTGCGCCGATCACCGATCCTGCCATCACAAGCCTTTCCGGTTTCGTCTCAATCCAGCGTCAACCCGATCCCACGCCGCAAGCCAGCGGCGCACTTTCTCTTGCTTGTCCGGCTCGTACCCGGAGAACTTTTCAAGGTCGGGCGGGTCTTTCAGGTGCGGCATCATTGCGCCCCACCAGGTCAAGGCGCGGGCCGCTTTCCAGCGTTCGCCCGCGCCTTCCATTTCCAGCGCAAACAGGCGCGGGGTCAGTTCCCAAAAGCGCGCGGGATCAAGCCCCGCCGCGATGTAGGTTTTGCACAGCTGCGGGAGGTCTAGCCCCCCGCCGCCATTTTCCTCTGCGCGTTTCCCTCGGCATCGGGGAAGGCCGAAGCCATAATGCGCCCTACGACCGACGCGTCAGCCGTGGCGATCTCGTCGGCCAGATCATCGGCAGCTGCCGCGTCCAGCCCTTCGCCCCGCTGCAAAGCCTCGGAGACGAGATCGAGCACGACGCCCATGTCGGGGAAATCGCCTTGCGTGCCGTCAAGCAACCCCGCGAGCGTGCGCCCGTGCTTGGCTTGAAGGCGGGCGATTCCCCGCATGGTGAGGCGCATCGCGTAGGTCTTCCCGCCGAACTGGATTTCAACAGCGCCAGTCGGATCGATCATTGTCACGAAATCACGTTAGCGGTTTGGGGGCTGTTCACGAAAGCGGACTGGCCTGCCGAGTTGCTGGCGCGCACCTGAACACGCAGGGGCCGCCCAACCGTGCTACCGCCGGGGACCACAAGGGTCTGGTTGGTAGCGCCGCTGATGTTGGTCCACGTGCTCGAGATGTTTTCCTGCCACTGATAGGCGAAGCCGGTGGTGCCGTTCGCCCATACGCCCTCGAAGGCGAACAGGGTTTGGCCGACCTGCGCCGTGCCGGAAATGGCAGGCAGGAAGGTGTTGCTCGGGATCACCACGCCCGCGATCGTGCGGGGGTTGGTGCTCTGGCGATCCAGAATCTTGATTCCCAGAGACGCCATGCCCTTCTCGCCAACCGATGCGGTCGGATTGAAGCTGTTCACATAGCCGCGATAGGTACGACGCAGGCCGAGGCCAGCAGGGTCAAGATTGAACTCGAACTGCACGATCTCACGGCTGCCTGCCGCTGTCAGCGCAGCCAAGGTCTCAAGCAGCGTGTCACCTGCATCATTCCAGAGCTGCTTGTCCTGCGACCAGTCCACAACCGGGATAATGCCGGGAATGGTTTCGCGAGTGCGCCCCGGCGAGTTCAGGTGGGTGACATCAATGTCTTCGGGAACCTGATCGGGGAACGGCAGGGCCTCGAAGCCATAGATCTGCGTCCAGACAACGGGACTGGTTCCACGACCGATCCACAGTTCCCAATCATAGGCCAGATCGGCCTGACTCGCAGCTTGGGGCATTATTCAGCACTCCATCCAAAGGTGAAATCCATGCTCACGCGGTAGGGCCGCTCGGCTTCATTGCTGCCGCCCTCGCGCGTGTCGCGCATCCGGTCGTGGCGGATCATCCGAAACCCGCCGCCACGGTATCCATGCAAAAGATCGCGGATCGCGCGGGCCACGGTTTTGACCTCGGCGCGGTTCAGCGAATAAACGTCGATCTGCACGATGCCTTCCTCAAGGCCGTTCGGGCCGTTCATCACCAAGCCTTCAGCGGCGGTGATGACGTTCATGACAACGTGCGGGCGGGCAACGCCTTGCGGCGCGGTAAACCACCCGATTTGAGCATCAGGAACAGACAGTCCGCCAGTGAGGAGGATTTGCAGTTCCTCTTCCATCACTCACCCCCGAGCCCTGACCGCAGCAGATCAGCGTTGCTATCCAGCGACGCGCCGCGCGATGCCAACCGCGTTGCCTTGTTCGCCGCGCGCTTGGCCGTCTTATCGATGTCCGCCCATAGTTCCTTGCCGATCGTCTCCAGGTAGCGCTGCGCGTTGCTATCCAGCGCCGGCCGCATAAAAGGCTGCGGCGGGTTATGCTCGTTTCCGAACTCCTGGTTATGCGCGCTCGAAAACGGCCCAGCGCCGACGAACATTTCAACAGCCGCGCGGTCGTCCCGAAACATCTTGCGGTGCAGGGCCCGCTGTCGCTTTGACAACACCGTGCCGACCTTGATGCTTTCGCTCAGCGTCCCGAACTCGCGCGGGGCCAGCCTCGCCGCATCATCGGCGATCGGCTGCGCAGCCTTCTTCATCGCGCGCCGGGCCGAGGCCTTGCGCTGGTTGACGTTTTCCAATTCCTTGAAAGCCGCCTCTAAATCCTTGAGGCCCTCGATCTGAAACTTAGCCATCGTTCCGCGCCGCCGCCGTAATCTCGACCCAGCGGTTGCGCCCAAGCTCCTTGATGCCGAAAATATCATACATGCGGCCATCGCACATTAGCCGCCAACCGGGATTGACTGTCCGAGCAAAGGTGCTCGACCTGATTACAAAGCGGGTCGTGACATGCGCCTGGACTTCACCTGCGCGCCAGCGCTCGCCATCGCTGATGTCGCGCTTGCTGGCAGGCTGCGGCGCGCCGCTATTTTCCCAGGCTTCAGCGTGCCCCAATCCGTCGGACACCAGAACCTTTCTCTGGAATTGAACGAAGTGGTCGAGGCTGCCGGCAGGAATAGCCATCTGATCACCGGCACCCATCAGGCAAAGCTCCGGTGATTTTCGAGCAGCGCCATCGTGCCAAACGGCATTTGGGCGACGATCGTCCCGGTCAACAGCGTCTCGCGATTCTCGAACCAGTTGGCCACCAGCATCAGGATCGCCTGCTTGATATCGCGCTCGAGGGCCGAATAGCCCGCGACATAGGTGATCGACACCGGGTTGATCAGGTTGCCGACCGAAGGCCAAGAGGCCGAAGGCTGGCGCACCACCATCTGCGGGTCTGCATCACCATCGAAGGCGTAGGTCGTTCCCGGTACCGTCTGGCTTACGCCGGCCGCGTCGAGATAGGTGAAGGCAGAGATCGATTGCACCGGGCCGCGCGGCAACACGATGCGATCGGTAAACTTGTCAAGCGTCAGCCGCCAGGTCTGCGTCGTCAGCGAGCGGCCGATGTAGTGTTCGACCATCGACGTAGCGGCCGCGATCAGATCTTCGATCAACTGGTCCTCGTCGGCGAATTGCACCCGGCACTGGGCCTTCGCTTCCACGAGGGTGACAGGCATGTCGGACGGTTCGACCGTTCGCTTCAATCCCATGTCAATTTACCTCGATCAGCGCGGGCAGGGCGTCAGCGGGTTTCGAGCTTCGGCTTGCGGGCCTTGGCATCGCGCTTGGCAACATCAGCCGGAGCATCCGCAACCGGCACTGCGTAACCGGCCTCGATCAGGCGATGCGCCTCGTCAGAATCGAACCGCTCGGTCTCTTCATTCACGCTAAGCGTGAAGTCGGAACCGGCCATGCTGACCGTCATCTTGATTTTCATGGGGTCGCTTTCGAAAAACAGGGGCGGGCCGAAGCCCGCCCCCGCATTGTGGTCTGGATCAGCCGCCGGATCAGGCGGTGATGAGGTGCTTCACCGCGCCCGTCTGGATCAGTCTACCGTCCAGGCGGACCACACCGGCGAGGCCGATGTCGGGCCAGTAGACTTCGCGGCGCACGCCCACGACCGGCGAACCGACCTTGCGGACGTAATACTTCGAGAAGTCGCCGAACACGACCACGCGCTGGGCGGTGGTGATCGCCGAAGCCATCGCGTTGTTCACGCTGTAGTTGTGGCCAAGCAGGGTGGCCGGAGCGCCAACGCGGACGTCGCCCATCTGCCAGAGATAGTTGTTCTGGCCATCCTTCAGCTTGCGGATCGCGCCCAGGACCAGGTCGTGGAACATGAACCGCGCCTTGGGCGAGGAGCGATAGGCCGCATCGACCGAGTGCTGCAGGTCGATGATTTCATCGGCGGTGATCGCCGTGGCCGAGGTTGCGGTGCGGCCGAGGGTCGAGCCAACCACGATGCCACTGGGATCGCCGGTGCCATCGCCGATGGTCAGCTCGCGGTTGACGCGGCGGGCCAGACGCTCGCCGAGCAATTCGCCGATGAAAGCCTCGATGTTGACTGCCGAATCCTGCAGCAGCTCCATCGAAATCCGCACCCATTCGGTGTCGTAGGCGAAGGCGTTCAGCGTCATCTTGCCGAACACCGCATCCTCACCGGCATCGTCGGTCATGGCGGCAGCTTCAGTGTGCTGGGCCACGACGCGGCTGATGTCGTTGGTGGTCGGGAAGTCGAGCGGGTTGCCGCCCGAGGTATTGATAACGGTGCAGATGTCGCTGTCGTACATCGGGCCCCAGATCGCCATCGTCTTGTCAACGACAGCGGCCAGCTCGGTCGGCACGGTGAAGCCGCCCGCGGTGGTGGTGCCGGCGGTCTGGGCGCGGCCTTCGATCTTCGACACGATGCCAGCCTTCAGCACAGCGCGCGCTTCGGGCGAGACTTCCGCCGGATCGAAGCCGTTGCGGGCCAGTTCGATGAATGCAGCGCGATAGTCGAGCGCCTTGCCCTCGTCAGCGCCGGGAGCTTCGCTGCCGCCCATGTCGGGACGGCGCTGGGCCCGGACTTCTTCGAGGCGCGCTTCGATCACAGCCTGGCGCTCTTCGCGGGCGATGTTGGCTTCGACCTTGTCGAAATCAGCCATGATCGCATCGTGACGCTGCTCGAGCTCGGCGGCGCGGGCTTCGTCGGTGTTCGACCGGATCTCGTCGAGAGCTTCGCGGGCCTGGGTGACGAGGCGACCGCGCTGATCCTGCAATTGGGTCAGAGACATTCCATTTCTCCAAAGAAAAACCCCGCCGGAATTGGCGGGGCTGACAAGCAGGAAGGAAGCTCCTGCGGGCCTCCGGCGCGGCGCCGGGTAATTCAGTCGATCTGGCGGAACTTCTGTTCCTGCTCGGCAGCACGGCGCGCGTCCTCTATCGCCTTGCGGCGGCTCCAGGCCTCGCGGCGCTCGGCATCATCGCCCTTGCCGGCTTCCTCACGCGAGCGCAGAGCGATGCTGGTGTCGGGATAGGCGCCGCGGTTCACCACCGAGACGTCGTAAAGCATCACATCGGTGATCGTGCGGACGTCCATGCCCTCGGCAGGCGTGTCCCAGCGCTGGCCGGTCGCTTGAAAGGCGAAACTCATCTGGTCGAGCATCCCGGCGCGCATCTTCGGCACAATCCGCATCACATCAGGATCGCTCCGATCAAGCACCGCCCGCATCTTGAGGCCTTTGTCGTCCTCCTCCAGATAGAGGTTCCCTGCGGTCGAGCGCGCGATCGGCAGACCGCCGTGATTGATCAGGAACTCGACATCGTCGCCGCGCTCCAGCGCACTCTTGAAGGCGCCGCGGGCAATCTGCTCGATGAACGCGTCGCCGATATTGGTCGGCGTGTCGAAAAGGGCGGCATAGCCCTCGACCACCAGCCCGGTTTCGCCTTCGCGAACCTCGACCGGAAGCCCGGACCGCGTCTCAAACTGCTGCATTTCCATCCTCCGGAACGCTTTCGATCGGGACCGTCGCCCCTTGCATGAACAGATCGCCCGCTTTGCCGCCCTTCTGGGGCAGATTTTCCAGCCCGCGCGCCTCGTCGGGTGTCAGGATCGCTGCTTGCACTGCCTGGGCAAGGCCATCCATCCGGGTTTTGAAGTCGCCGCGCAGCAGACCATCGACATTGTGCTCGACAAACCGCCGCCCGTTGCGCTGGCCGAACAGCTTGAGGTTCATTTCCTCTTCCAGCGCCTGGCACCACTGCGAAAGCGTGTGCTTGACCAGGTGCAAGTCCTGCTGTTCGGTGTTGCTGTAGCTGCCGTGCGTCAGATCCTGCAGAAACACCGGCGGTAGGCCGAACACTCGCGCGATTTCTTCGACTGCAAAGCGCCGTGCGTCGGTCATCTGCCCCTTGTCGGGGTCAAAGCCGACCGGTTTCAGCTCGTAACCCGGCGGGATCGGGAACATCGGCTTTTCGCTGGCCCGCGCCTGATCGATAGCCCGGTGCATGTCATCCAGAGCGCGCTTCTGCGCTTGCGCGCCGGCAGGCATTGGCCCGATTAGCGCCAGCGGAGGAACCCCGCCACCGGCAAAGAACTGCGCGCCATACTTCTGCATCGCCAGCGCCGCCTGGATGGCTGCGCCGCCAAGCTGGACCGGCCCGTAATGCCCAAGGCCGTCGCTCTTCAGCATGAACGGCACGTCGATCACGTCCGCAGCCGGATAGGTCTTGCCGTCAACTTCGTAAGTCGTTCGGCCCATGCCGTCGCGCTTGATCGTCGTCTTCGTCGGGTTGATCGGATAAAGCCCGACCACCGAAGTGCCGCTGCGCTCAATGTAAAGCAGGCCGCGCCCGCCCAGGAACACCTGCTGCCAGAAATACTGGCGCAGCTTGAAAGCGGTCCATTCGGCATTCGGAGCCTCATGCACCAGCGTTTCAATCCCGCCACTGATTTTCTGCGCGCCTTCGTTGGTGGCGCGATAGGCGTGCAGCGGCAAGGCGGCGAGCGAGCGCGGCAGGAAGCTGACAGCCGCCAGAACCGCCGGCACTGTCAGCGCACTGTCAATCGTAACCGGCGGCATCTGCACGTTGGCGAGGTTGCCAATCGCCGCCCAATCGAAGTTGGGGCGCTCGATCCCCGGAATCGATGAAATCTGGCGCACCTCGGGCGCGGCTTCCTGCCGCAGCCCAAGGGGATAAGAGGTTGCCATTATTGCGCCACCAGACTGAAATCAGGGTCATCCCACGGGCTCACGGCCGTGCCGAACTGCGTGTCCATCCACACCGCCAGAGCGTTGACGTCAGCCGCGATCGCATCGATCCGGCCCGTCATCCGCTTCGGGTCTTTCGTCGGCTTGATCGATCCGGCAGGATCGGTCACCACCACCGCATTGCCAGCACACCAGCGCGCGACGGGATGCCCGCCGTGCTCGATGGCCTCGCTCAGCACCAGCTTTTCGAGTTCCTTGCTCGGCGCGTTAAGCGACAGGAACCCCTGCCGCACAAACTCGATCGGGATGCCCTCGGCCTGCATCCCCAGCGCGAACTGGGTGGCATTGAAGGGGTCAAGCCCGATCCGCTCGATCTCGAACCGCTCGCAATCACGCCGCACCTGCGCCGCGATGAAATCATAATCGACCACGTTCCCCGGCGTCGTCAGCAGCGCGCCACTGCGCAACCACTGCGAATAGGGCGCCCGGTCCCGCTTCTCGGCAATGTTCACACTATCCGCCGGCATGAACACCCGCGTCAGTTTGCGCCAGCGCGTCCGATCACCGCTTGGCGGAAACCAGATGCACCAGGCGGTAAGGTCGGTCGTGGTCGAAAGGTCAAGCCCGCCGAATGCGGTCTGGCCGACCATTTCGTCCTCGAACGCGGCCTCGGCCCAGTCTTCGCCGACCGGCCCCCACTTCTCCATTGGCAGCCAGCGCACCAGCTGCTCGGTCCACTGGTTAAGGTGATACCGACGAAAGTCGTTTTCGAGCCGCGGCGATTCCTGCGCGCGCTCGCATTCGGTCTGCAAATACTCGAGCTTAACCGAGATTCCGAGGTTCGGGTTCGCTTTTGCCCAGACCTTCGGGTCGGTCCAATCATCATCAGCTTCAGCGGCGAAGATCACCACCAGCGTCTCGTCATCCTGCCGTTCGCCGTTCAGGATCTGCTGGCACTCCTGCCACAACTCCCAGCCATAACCTTGCCGCACTCCCGCGGTGCTGATCAGAAACTCGATCGGCTGCCGCCGCGCCGCCGTCCCCTGGTGGACGAAGGTGTAAAGATCAGCGTCGGGCCATTCGTGGACCTCGTCGCCGATGATGCCGTGCGGGTTAAGCCCGTGCTTGCCCGCTGCCCGTCCGGTCAGCGGCTTGAAGCTTGACCCCAGTTCGGGGCAATAAATCGCGGTTTTGAGCAGCTCGAGGCTAGGCGACAAGGTCGCCGAATTGGCGGCCATCAGTGCCGCCGAGTTGAACACGATGCTCGCCTGGTCTTTATCTTTGGCGATGGCATAGACCTCGGCCCCTGCCTCGCCATCCGCCACCAGGGCGATCAGCGACACGCCAGCGGCGATCTCAGTCTTGCCATTCTTGCGCGGCACCCAAACAACGATGCGGCGATAACGCCGCGTCCCGTCCGGCCGCTTCCATCCGAACGCCGGGCGGATGATGCTGTTTGCCTGCCACGGCTCGAGCTTGAACGGTCTGCCCGCCCACTCGCCCTTGGTCAGCCGCAGGTGGTCCTCGAAGAACCGCACCGCTGCATTGGCGGTCGCCTCATCGAACCAATACTTTCCGCAGTCCGAGCGGACCGCCGTTTCCGGCACGCCGCCCATCAGTTGAGCGAGCTGGCGCTCGCCTTACCCAACAGGCCGACCGGACTGGCCGGCGCCGCGAGGCTGTCATCGTCGATCCGGTCAAGCGGCAGAGCGCCGCGACCGGCATCCGCCATCATCTGGAACAGGCGCTGGCGGCTCATCGGCGTGATGCCGAGCGTGTCGCCGATTTCCTTCATCGTCTGCAGCGCGTCCTTGCGCATCCGCGTCGCCGGGTGAAGCCGGTGCAGCAGGCCACTATGGGCGCTGGTGGTCGTGTAAGTCGTTCCATCGCGGTCGAGCTCGATGATCGCAGCGATGTATTCCGCCATCGCTCGGCACCAGATCGCCAGGGCAGGCTCATCGATCCGCTTGACCAGGTTCATCTTGACCAGCTCCGGCCGGGCAAAATCCCACACCTGGCGCGTCAGCGCCGTCATAAACTCGGCGCGCTGCTTCGCGTTCGCCGGACGCCGCTTGGCGACCATCTTGGCGGTGTTGACCCAGTCAGGCAGCGAGCCTTCGGCAGCAGCCTCACTCGCCACCGCGCCAGCAGGCGCGGAATCAACAATCGGGCGGCGGCCCGGGTTACCCTTGGCGCGCTTGACCTCGTTACGTTCGGGCCTCCGCGCCAAAGCAACCTCCTAGAAAAAAGATTTCGAGAATAACGCGCCCACTTTTTTTGAGTTACCCGCCGGTTGGCTGGCCGAGCACCCCAGTGATTGACCCACCCCCCTACCGTCGCGCCTCTTCCCTCTGCTTATCCCGCGAGTGACACCCCGCGCACAGGCTCTGCAGCGCACCATCCCAGAACCGCGACCAGTCCTCACGATGAGGCTGGACATGGTCCGCGACAGTCGCCGCCACCACCTCGCCGCGCGTCAGGTGCATCGCGCACAGCGGGTCCGAGGCCAGCTGCATCGCCCGTCTTTGGCGCCATGCCTTGCTGGCATACCACTTGCGCGAAGCCTTGACCCTCTGGCGCTCGGCATCGTAGCCACGCGCCAGACCAGCCCCAACCGCCCGCGTCGTCTTGATCCGTTTTGGCACCGTCACCTCCAACCAAAGAGGCCCGACGCACCAGGAACACCCAGCACATCGGGCCTGCCGGTCAAGGGGAGGACCAGAACTCCGAACGCCCGCGCCCAGAGTGATCCCTGATTACCCGCCGCAGAGGGTGGAGGCGAAACGCTATATTTAGGGTGGAACAAAACCCCACCCTTGACATTAGCAAAAGCCAGCATTTCCGCACCTCTTGAGGGTGGAGCGATCACGCCGCGAGCCACATCACCGACACGCCACCCGCAGCAACAGCCTTGGCATGGCGCGCCGGAACCCCGTGCATCCGGCACAGCAGCCCCGCCAGCGCCTTAGCATAGCGCCACCCAAGGCTCCGAGGCGTCAGCTTCGCACCCGTCGCACGCTTAATCTCTCCCCACTGGGGAGCATCCTCACCCCGAGCCAGATGCGCCGTCGCCAGCCACACCACCTGCCGATCGAGCACATCGGGCACCAGCTGCAGCCACGCCGTCACCGCATCCCGCTCGCCCACCTCAGCCACGCCAAGCGCCGCCCTCGGCGCCCGCTGATCGATCTTGCGCACCAGCAACTCCTTGCCCGCCTCATTGACCAGCAGCGTCTCCGAATACTGGCCAAGGATGTCGCCCACCTCGCGAAGCATCAGATGCGCCGGAATATCCTTAGCAAACGGCGAAGCCCCGCCACCAGGCGTCCGCCGCCAGAGCGAATGCACCGCCACCAACCGCTCCTCCAGCGCCGGCACCGTCAATGGAAGCCCACTCACAGCGAAACACCCGAATGGAGCATCAAATGGAGCCAACCTCCATTCGCCAAAACCCGCGAAAGCACAATCAATTCAAGATTATACATCACAAACCCCTTCTTCTAATGGATGAAATGGAGGAATGGAGCATAATATTGCACCACCCCTGCGCGCCCGCGCCCGCACATACGGGAGGACTGGAAATTTGCCTCCATTGCTCCAGACGCGCAGAAATCCGCCAAAAACCGGCTCCAAACGCTCTAAAATTGCCTCCATTTGAGCCTCCATTGGAGGCAAACGGGGGTATTTTCCGCCGAAACAGAGGTCGATCAGTCATCCCCGGGCATCCAATCCGCGCTGTCACCAGTCGGCCAAGCGCTGCCCGAGGCCCCGCCATCCCGCCTATCAGCCGCATCCTGCACCGCGCCCTCATCAGCCGCGGTCCACGTCCCTTCCTTCAGATCGAACAGGTTCACGGTCGGCTGCAGGCCGATCCACCACGCCCCGTTGGAGTGCTTGTCCTTGAACCGCTTGGCACTCATCTCCTTCGAGAAGGCCCGCTCGGCCATTTCATAGCTGCCGGTCTGGTGACACCACGCCTGATAGAGCTCGAAGAGATCGCCCTTACGCACACGGAGCGGCCTTGCGCGCGTATCCTCGCCCACCTCGCAGGTCTGGCGCAGAAACCGCCCGATCGTGTCCGAATCGTCGCGATACTCGCTTGTCGCCAAGCGAACGTCCTCGGGCTCGATCAGCCCGTGTTTCTTCCAGTCGAGCAGGCCGCGCATCAGCCAGGCAAAAATGCCATCGCGTTCTTTCAGAAGCTTGTCCTTCAGGCCCTTGTCTCGCTGAGAGGCCGGAATATCCGCCTGCCACGGCACCAGCTGCATCCGCCGCCAGATGCCGTCGCTGGTGTCCTTGATGACCGGCTTATTATTGCCGCTAATGGTGATCTTGAACTCAGGGAAGAAGGTGAAGAAGCTCTTGTTCAGATGCCGCGCATCCACCGGATCCTCGCCGGTCAGTTCCTTCACAAGGCCCTCATCCAGCACCGCGCCCTTGCTCGGCTCCGAAACGCGCAGAAACCGCACACCGGGGAGCTTGGCAATTGCAGGCGTCGCCTGGTCGCCGGACTTCTTGCCCTGGTCGAGCAGCGATTGAATCTTGATCGTCCCAGCATAATCGCCCGCGATCCGCGCGATCGTCTCCACCCAGGTGCCCTTGCCGTTCGAGCCGCCGCCATAAAAGAACGCCAGCTTCTGCTCGCCGGTGAAGCCCGTCAGCGACAACCCGCCCCACTGGGCAAGGAAACGCCGCATCTCGGGCTTCGGCTGCACCACAGCAAGGAAATCATCGTGCGCCGTGCTCGTCGCGGTGGGGTGATATTCCACATCGGCGAGCTTGCTAATGAAGTCGTCGCGATTGTGCGGATGCAGATGCAGCACCCAAGGGGTGTGCCACTCGGATTTTCCGGCCGCGACGTCCTCGGGCGGCCGGCGCCTTCGCCGCTGCTCCAAGCGGAGCGTGCCGTTGAGCACATTGATCGCCAATCGCTCGCGGTCGAAATCGGTGACGTTGGCCACCAGCTGGCCCATGCTTTTCGCCAGCGCGCCGGCCGCAGCGATCTTGCCCGCGGCTTCCGAAGTGCGCGCCCACTCGGCCAGCTTGTCCGAATACATCACGGGCACGTTGCGGCGCATGTCAATGACGAAGTCCATCTTCGACGCCTGCTCGCGCTCAAACGCCTCCAGCGCCTCGCCGACAAGGCCGGGATGCGGATCGATCCGCTCCCCGCTCGCGCGCACCAGCTTCGCCTCGTTCTTGATCGCCCGGATCGTGACGAAGATCGCCTGCATTACCTCGGGCGGCAGCGCGCGCGGCTCCTCGCCCAGCAACAGCCAGCGCCGGCCATCCCAGCGGAACCAGCCCAGCTCCGCGCAAAAGCGGAAATCCTGCCCAAACCGATGTACAAAGCGCTCGGCATTGCCGAGATCGGTCATCGGAAAGCGCGCGCAGACGCGATCGAGCGCATCATCAGCCAGCGGACGCAAAGCCACCACTTTCTGGTGACCACCTGCTCCACCCGGAGGCGCGCTATCATTCCCCAAAGCGGGGTCGGGGGTGTCCCCAGCAGACGAAGACATCAGTTCCCCCCTGCATCATGCCAGGCAAGCGCGCTGGCGGCAGGCCGCTTGCGCCCCGCGCCCTTGATCGCCTCGGCAATCGCCGACACGCTTCCCGCCAGCAACAGGTCGCTGAAATCCACGTTAGAGTCAGCCGACCAAGACGGCAGCGCCAGACGGCACTTATGCGCCGCCGCCACCGCGCGAGCCTTGTCGATCCCCGGATTCTGGTAAGCCTCGCCGCGCTCGACCATCTTGAGGCCCGTCGCATGATCATCATCCGCCGCGATAATCCAATCGACCAGCGGATGCCGCTTGGTCCACGCGGCCACCACCGGATCGAGGTTGGCGGTGTTGAATGCCACCACCACCGGAGCGGACCCACCCAGCGCCTGCGAAATCGCGTCGCCGGTGGCATAGCCCTCCGCGAACACCCCGCGCCGAAAGCCCGGCCGCATCCCGATCACCGCGCATAGCCCGATGATCCGCCCGCCCTTCAGAAAGCGCTTGGTGCCGTCGGGGTAAATGCGCTGCAGGTTCCAGATTGTGCCGTCGATGTCGCGCATCGGCACCAGCAGCGCGCCGCTGGCCCGCCGCAATCCACCCACCCGCATCTTCTTCTTCGCGGCATATTCATGCGCGGGGCTCGCCGCCGATGCGCTGTCCCAGATCCGCAAAGCCTCGGCCCGGGCGGCCACCTGCGCCGCTTCCAGATCGCGCGCGCGCTGCGCCTCGGCCTCACGCCACTGGCGGCGCATTGCGTCGCGCTCGGCCGCCGAAAGCGGCGCCATCGCCCGGTCGGCCTGCCATTTGATCGTGCCGGTGTTCTGCTTGTGATTGCCGAACACCCCGCCCGCGCGGCCAGCAGCGCCTTCAGCGGGGAAGAACAAAGCCCAGCCATTGCGCTTGCGGCCGTCGCCCTGGCACCGGAACCGGATCACCTTCCCGCCCAGCAAGGCCCCCGCGATCGGCTCCACCGGATCAACCCCCGAAGCCCGCATCGCGCTAATGAAATCGTTGACGTCGCCGCTCATCGCGCCACCACCCGCACGTCGCAGCGATAGCGCACACCGTTGACCGTGAACTCCCACTCGAGGCGCGAGCGCGTGATCCGGTCAATCGGCTCCAACCGCTCGCACCGCAGCAGCAGCAATCGCCCGAGCGCCTGCTCCACCGTCGCGCGCGGAAAGGGATCGCCGCCCAGATTGATGCGGTCCGCGCCTCTCACCGTACCACCTCGACACCCAAAAAGGTCACGCAAACCCGCCGCGCGCGCAAAGGCCGCGCCGCACCCGAAAGCGCCCGCTCCACCGCCCGAGCTTGGGCCCGCGTCAGCACCGCCCCAGGCAGCACGATCTGCTGGGCAAAAGGATCGGCAAGGCCCGCGCGAACATCGTCCAGCATCATGCAAACACCGCCCGCACCCGCGCCTTCGCCAGCGAGCAGAACCGCTGCCCGCAGCGCGCCGCCGCTGCCTCGATCACATTGCTCTGGCACTGGTCGCACCACTGGCGCACCGGCGCCTTGTCCTCGGCGTCCTCGGCCGGCTTGGCCCGCCAGAGCGGCTTCGGCGCGGCAGGCGCAAAGGCCACCACCGTCGCCCCGCGCATCAACCAGGCGCGAACATGCGCGTCGTGCTGCTCGGGCAGCCGCCCCTCCACCAGCGCCATGACAACCGCGCGAAACGCCGGATCGCGCGCCATCCGCGCCTCGGTCTGGCGGACGCCGTGAATGATCGTCGAATGATCGCGCCCGGCAAACATCCGCGCGATCATCGGGTAAGACATCGTAGGAAAGCGCTTGCGCAAAACGTAGAAGGTCGCCTGACGCGGAATGCTGAGCGAGCGCCAACGCCGCGGGCCGATCAGATAGGCCTCGTCAACCCCGAAGGCCTGCGCGCACATCCGCCGTGTCGCCCGCTTCGGGCAGACAGGAACGCCGAGCCGCTGCTGGGCAGGCGCGAGCGCATCATTCGCGCTGTCAAAGAAATTGCCGCGCAGACCAATCTCGCGCAGCCGGTTGCGGACAGTCCATTGCGACATCCCGAGCCGCTGGGCAATCACCGTCCCGGTCAACCCTTCTTGGTAAAGGGCGGTCAGCTGCGGATCAATCGCCGCCCAGTCGTGCTTGCGGCTCACGCGGCCACCTCCAGCGCCTGCTCGCGCGTTTCGGCAAGGATCACCTCGATCAGCGCATCGACCCACGAAAGATCGGCGCGGCCTGCGCAAAGGTCATGCGCATCCATCATAATGTCCTCGGGCGTTTCAAAAGCCGCCAGCGCCGCGATCAGACAATCAGGATCAATTCCCAACAGCAACCCGCGCGCATAAATCCGCACCAGCGCCTCGATCGTTCGCGACGAATTGCGCACCGGCGTTTCGGGATAGGCCTCACGCAAAGCAGCCAGAGCGTTCCGCACCGAAGCCTCGCCGCTGGACTTCACCAACTTGGCCAGCTTCGGCGCGCAGGCCAGATCGCCCGCCTTGTAAGCCGCCGTGTTAGCGTGCCGCACCATCCTCCAGCCCGTCTCGCGCATGATCTGTTCGACCAGCACCGCCTCGGCGTTACCCGCCGCCAGCATCCCGACAAAGATGTCGGCTTGGCTAAGCTTCTGGCGCGCGGTGTTGAGGTTGACAAAGGCCGCCGCCTCCTCCTCTGCCGAAATTGCGGGGATCACCACGCAGGGCAGGTGCGGAATGTCGCCGCGCTCGCGAGCGCCGGCAAGCCGGTGCTGGCCGTCAAGCACAAACAGCGAATTGTCCGCCCGCCGCGTCACCACCAGCGGTTGGCACAGCTTCCAGTCCCAGAACTTCACCATGCCGACAATGATGCGCCGCGAAAGATGGCCATCAGTGGCGCGCTGATAGGCCGGATCGACCTGCAGCTGCCCAAGCGCCAGCCATTCGAGGCTGGGCGGATTACCGACCATCGGGCCGGTTTGAACCTTCTCAAACGCCATCAAACCTTCCCCTTGCCACTGGCGCACGCAGTCGTACGCCCACACCCGCGCCCCCTGGCGAGGATCGTCACTTGCGGGCCGTGCCGCGCACCGTTGGGGGCGGGGATCAGTTCAATCCGCCGCTCGTCGTGCAGCCGCCTCAGCAAGTGCCGCACCCGCTCGATGCCCTTCTTGCAGGCCCGCGTGTTGTCGGTGGTGAGATCGCGCGCCAGCGAGCGATAGGACGGCAAAGCCTCCCCGCGATCCGCCACCCGCCGCAAAGCCTGCAACAGCTTGCCCATCTGGATCCGAGTAATCTCTTCGTTCTTGGGCCGGGGCTTGCGCTCACCGGCAGCGATCCGCGAAGACCGCTCGACCAGGAACTGCCAGCGCCGCGCATCATCGGGATCGCGCCGCTGCTTGAGGTGCGCCCAGCCTTCGGCCTGCCACGCCGCCACCAGCTTGACGCCTGCCGCCTCGCGCGGGAGGGTGAAGCCGCTGGCATAGATCGCGCTCTCGCCCGGACGGGCATCCTGAAACCACGCCACCAACTCGCTCTCGGGCGCAGCCACGCCAAGCTGGATGGTGAAGGTCTCACTCGCCAATTTCGCTTGCGCCAGCATCCCCTAAGCCTCCGCCTATTTCACCGCGCGAACAGCGTCGCGCTCTTCCTCGATCAGCTGCGCCCGCATTGTCGCGAGCGCCGTCATCGCCTGGTCAATCTCGGCCACGATCGCGCCGGTCTCGCGCACGTCGATCCGGTCGTCGGATGCTGCGGCTGTCAGCGTGCGAGCCACATCGCCAACCTCAGCCGCCACCGTCACCATCTGCAGCGCGAGACTGGCGCAATTTGCCACCACCGCCGGCAGTTCGAAGGTGACGTGGCCCAGCTCGGCAGCATAAGCGGCGAGAATTTCAGCGGACCCGCCGCAAGCCAGCGCGGCCTCATCCAGCTCGACCATATGTTCCAGCGTCGGCAGATCGATGTCGTTACGATTGTTCCAGCGCCCGGCCTGCGAAGTCGAAACTCCCGCAACCCGCGCCGCGCGGTCAATCCCGCCGACATGCTTAATCGCGCGGATCACGGCGAGCTTGATAAAGCCGCGCCGGATCATGCGCGGGAAACCCCGTCGATCTTTCCCGCAGACGGGGCAGGCATCGCCGAGGTAATCACCACTCCATGACGCGCTGCCCTCACATCCTCGTTCAACGCGCAGGCATCGATGCGACCGTTGGAAAGCGCCTCGATCGCCAGCGCGACCTTCACGCCGGGCAGAAACGCCCCGCTTTCCAGCTCGCTCACCTTGCCGCGCGAAATGCCCAGCGCCTCGGCCAGCGCCGCGCCGCTCATGTCCTGCCCGACGCGCCACGCGCGCACTTGCTCGCCGATCGGTAAGGTTACGATGCTGTCCATATCCGCACCGTTCCCACATCGGGAACACTTCTGTCAAGCGTCAATCGTTCCCGATAAGGGAAAAGACGCGCTTTGCCGCTTCGGGTATCGTCCCCGCATGGCAAGCATCCGGCATGACTGGTATTTGCGCGAGTGGCTCGACACGCTCGGATGCACCGTCACGCAGCTGCGCGAGCGCACCGACTGGACGCACCGGATCGCCAGTCAGCTCGTCAACCGCAAGCTGCGCTGGAACCGCGATCACCTGTCGCAGGCAGCGCTCGCGCTGCATCTTGATCCTTGGGAATTGCTGATGCACCCGGCCGACGCGATGGAGCTTCGCCAGCTGCGCAACCAGGTGCTGCGCGCGGCAGAGAGCCGGCAGGATTACAAGGCGACCCCGCCGGACACCAGCGGGCTTCGCAAATTCGGCAACTAGGCCGCTTCGCTATTCGATCACGCAGTTCCTCAGCATTGGGTTGCCGATCACCTCGGACACCTCGGCGCAGCGCACCGTAACCTCTTGGCCTTGCGAGAGCCCGCCGGTGACCGCCCCCGATTCCTTGTCGAAACCCGCCGCCACCCAGTCGAATTCACTTCCGGCAGCGAGCCGCACTTGCGGATTGTCGAACAGATCGAGCTCGATCGCCTGCACAGTGCCGGTCACGACAAGCGGCTGCCCGCCATAGCGCGCCTTGGCGGCGACCTCATTGGCGGCGAAAGCGGCGTGCAGTTCCTCGGCGGTGACGACAATCGCCGGGATCGTCCTGTCCGGGCCGGGAGCGGTTTCGGCAGCCGGATCACCCAGCGCCGCGCCGATCACACCGAGCGCCACCAATCCGCCCAGCCCGATCGCACCCCACTTGAGACAACCGCCCTTTTTCTCCTGATCAGCCATTTGTGCGCTCCCTGAATTCCGAAACCGCCAAGCTGCCCCAACCGCCGGAGTCGCGCAAGCCCTGACATCGGCGCAAATAGCGCAGTTCCTCAATAGGGAATATTTCTGCTTGACATAGACGTTCCCGATGTGGGAACAGTTGCCCCGTTCAACAACGGAGGCCGAAATGGCGCGAACAATCACAGTTACCGAACTCGAACTGGTGCGTGCCGTGTTCGATTGCTTCATCCGCGATGGGCTGCCGGGCTGGCACAGCCGTTACGAAGATACCCTCGACAAGCTGATCGCGCTGGCCCGCCCCGAAATGCTCGAGGCGTGGAAGCGCGAGCAGGAACCTGCGCTTTTTGATCCCAATCCCGAAACCCCGCCCGCGCCCCGCTCCCCTGGCGCGGCGGGCGGCGCCGCCGGTCTGATCCCCACCGGCGGCGCCCTTATCACCGAAGAAGGCCTGTTCGACGCGCTGACCGCGCTCCACGTCGATCTGACCGATGGCCACTTCCAGCCCAGCCTGCGCGACTGGCCGGGCGAGATTCACGCCTACGTCATGGGCTACGCCGCCCGCCAATCCGAAGCAGCGGAGGCGGCGGAATGATTGCCGCCCGATCGCACGTCGCTTGGGATCAGATCGCGCCCGAGGTCATTGCCCAGTGCAGCCAGCGCCACATTCAGTCGGTGCTTGAAGATGCGCGGCGCGACATTGCCTTGATGCAGGCTGCGCTGACTGCCGCCGAGAGATTTATTGCGGGTTTCGATGGCTGCGAGCTGCAAGAAGGTATCGAAGATCTGCTCGGCAAGGTCCGCGGCGCGATGGAGCCGGGGCCGGTCCAATGAGCACCACCCTTGCCAAAATCGCAGAGGCCGAACTCACCCGCCGCCGCGCCGCGCTTGCCCGCGCGGTCGAGGGTGGGGCGGTCTCGGCCGCCGCGGCGAACGATAACGCCCGCCTCTGGCTCGCCATCGCCGCTAAGGCCGGGGCGATCCTGCCTGAGCTCGAATTGCAGACCATCTTCCCACTCGGCGGCAAGACGCTGATCCAGTGGTTCGACATCGCCGACGCGCCCGAGCTGCTTGCCGAACTGGCCCGCGCCCGCGACATCGCGCTGGCCAGCAGCATCGCTCACCCGGACGATCTGGCCCGCCAGCAACGCGCCTGGGATCTGCAGGGCCTTGCCGAAGCCTTCGGCGCACGGCCGCCAACCCCCGAAACCTTTCGCCTGCCGGAGCAACCCGAAAGGACCGCAGCATGACCGACCCCATGGAACCCGACGCCTTCAGGAAGGGAAGTAAGATGATCCGTTACATCGCCGCCGCTGCCGCCCTAGCTCTTGCCGCGCCGCTCACCGCCAAGGCACCGCCCGCCGAAGGGTGGAGCCGCATCGACGAAAGCGCCGAGCTTGACCACTGGATTCGTGACAAAGACTGGATGGCAGGTCGCCCCGACAGCACCAGCGCACTTGTCTGGGTCTGGGTGGATCACAAGCGTAGCCGCACCATCTCGCACGAGATGATCCTGCTAGAGATCAACTGCCCCGCCGAGGGTTATCGCTTAGTCCAGACACAGCGCTTCGATCTACGCGGCAAGTCGACCTCACACGGCGGCACTGAATGGCAGTTTGCTACCCCCTCGACGATCATCGGCGAAATCGTCGGCGTGACCTGCATGGAGCCGGAGCAGGTGCAAGGGGAGTGGGACGCATGACCCCCCAAGAGTTTGAACACATGCTTGACCTGATGGAGCCTGAGCAGCCCGATGACTGGGCCTTCTGGCGCGGCCTGGGGGTCGGGCTTTGCATCAGCGGGTGCGCTTGGCTGGCATTAGCGGGCGGCGTCTGGGCTTGGGCGAAGGGGGTGATGTGATGACCGCAGCCTACAACCTCGCCCGCATATTCGGCGGCACCCTGCTGTTAGGTTCCGGCCTGATCGT